GTAGGAGTGTCACCCTGTATAGAAGCACCCGGTCCTACGTACTTGTGAACAAGCACATCAACACCGCCAACCTGGAACATTTCCCAGATATTTTTATCTATAAACTTGTAATCATTGCCCTTTTCGGGCCTGTATAAACTGAGTCTCGGCATAGTTATATATTTACCGCTAAGATAAAACTAAGATAAATAGTTATATGAGCCAATTAGATACTTCAAAACAAGCGGTTTACGACTACTGTAAAGCTATGCTAGGTGATGGCATGATTGACGTAGAATTAGATCCCACACACTACGAAACAGCACTTAGTAGATCATTGGCGGTTTTCCGTCAACGTTCAGATAATGCTGTGGAAGAAAGCTATATATTCTTAAATCTTTTACCAGATACTAATGAATACATTTTACCTAAAGAAATACAGCAGGTACGTCAAATTTTCCGTAGAAGTATCGGATCACGCACAGGCGGTGGTTCCGGTGGTACAGTATTTGAACCATTTAACATGGCCTACACAAACACCTATTTGTTAAGTTCTACTAACATGGGCGGATTGTTAACCTATGAATTATTCAGTCAATATCAAGAATTGGTAGGTAAAATGTTTGGTAGTTTTATCAACTTCAATTGGAATCCGCAAAGTCGTAAATTATTCATACATCAACGTCCAAGAACCGAAGAATCAGTAATGTTATTAGTCTACAATATCAAACCAGATTTTTCTATTATTGATGACGTGTATGCAGGACAGTGGATTAAAGATTATACGTTGGCCAACTGTAAAATTATGTTAGGACAAGCTCGTGAAAAGTTTGCTAGTATTGCAGGACCACAAGGCGGCACAGCACTTAACGGGTCTGCAATGAAATCAGAAGGTCAAGCAGATATTGATAGACTAACCGTTGAGCTTACTACACAAGTATCCGGCGGACACGGTTATACATTTATTACCGGATAATTATGAAAGCATCAGAGTTTATATTTGAATCCGATGAAGAATTATACGACGCCAAACTAGTTTGGGGTGTGGGTAAAAAATCAGCACGCAGTGGAACTACCAAATTAAAATTTCGCTGCACTAGCGGACCAAGGAAGAGTCGCCAGGTTAGTCATCCTTCAAAATGTCATCAACCGATCAATCAAGCCAAAGCACAAAAAATGAAAACTACTCGTGCTAGAACCAGTGTGCAGGCAGCTCGTAGAACAGATCGCACCAAGTCAATCAATACCGCCAGCGTATTAGCTAACAGGCTGAACAATCCCGGTAAACCAAAAACACCAAAACCCTATTATTAATATTTGACAATTTATATAACCTATTGTATAATTGTCTTATATAGGAGACAATTATGATCGTAGGTGTATGTGGTTTTATTGGCAGCGGCAAGGACACAGTCGCTGACTATCTAGTTAACTTCCACGAATTTAGACGAGAAAGTTTTGCCAGCACTCTTAAAGATGCTGTAAGCTCAGTATTTGGCTGGGACAGAACCATGCTTGAAGGTCGTACAAAAGAAGCACGTGAGTGGCGAGAAGAGGTAGACCCGTGGTGGGCAGAAAGACTAGCAATGCCTACCTTAACCCCACGATGGGTTTTACAGTATTGGGGCACAGAAGTAGGTCGTAGAAGTTTTCATGATAACATATGGATTGCTAGTTTAGAAAACAAACTACGTACCAGCAAAGACAGTATCGTAGTCAGTGATTGTCGCTTTCCTAACGAAATAGATAGTATTAAAAATCTAGGTGGAAAAATAATCTGGGTTCAACGAGGTGAATTACCTAGCTGGTATAATACAGCATTAGAAGCTAATCGAGGATCTAATATTGCTCTTAATGATCTTAAGGTAGCAAAAATACATGCTAGTGAATGGTCTTGGATAGGGCACGAGTTTGATGCTATCTTAGACAATAACGGAACTATTGACGAATTATATCAGCAGATTAAAAATCTGCTATAAGATCGCCTTGCTTCCAAGCAATACCTTCCTTGCCCAATACTTGACAACAGTTTGAACACACAGTTTTTAGATTAGTAAATCTACAGTTATCTAAATTTCCATCTACGTGAAATACTCTAAAAACTTCTTTGTGTGGACTCTTAAATCCGCATTTGTCACACTGTAATTTTATCTTATAGCCAGCACGAATCCATCTAGGTATACCATGATACACCCCATGAGCAAGGCAGATCTCACATAGGCTACGATAATAGGTTCTATTGCCTTTTTTATAGTTTATCGCACGGGGTCTTAAACTGCATTTACATAATGGTCGCATAAGGTATTTACACCTTTTCAACCCCTTTATCAAAGAGTTGTTTTTTTAAGCATTACGATAAATACTTTTAGAAAGACTTTATCACCAGGAGAACAGCGAATGGCAACACTACAATCGCCCGGCGTAGAAGTAACGGTAATAGATGAGAGTTTTTATACACCAGCTGAACCTGGTACAACTCCACTTATTGTTATAGCTACAGGACAAGACAAAACAAATGCATCAAACACAGGTATTGCTGCATCAACTACTAAAGCAAATGCTGGCAAAGCATTTAAGGTTACTAGTCAAAGAGACTTAGTAGATCTTTTTGGAGTGCCATTTTTTGAGAAGACAGCTTCATCAAGCCCAATACACGGTTCAGAAAGAAACGAGTATGGTCTTTTAGCAGCTTACAGTTTGCTCGGAGTTAGCAACGCAGCGTTTATCGTGCGTGCTGATGTAGATTTAACAGAATTAACAGCTTCATCAACCGCTCCGGGAGCATTACCAGATAATGGTGATTGGTGGGTAGACGCAGCAGCAACATCTTGGGGTATCCAAGAATGGAATGGTGCTAGTGCAGATACAGTTGGTGGCCAAAAATTTACAAATAAAACTCCAATAGTTTTAACAGATGATGACTCTACAAAGATCACATCGGGTGTGCCAAAAACATCAGTTGGTGTTGAAGGCGATTATGCCGTTGTATTTGAAACAGGTAGTGTTTCTAAAGAATTAGCAAAATTCTATTACAAACAAGCTAAAATTACAGGTAGTGCTAATCTTACAGGTGCTTGGGTACTATTAGGTAGTACAGATTGGACTGGTAGTCATCCAACAGTTTACTCAACAAGAACTCCTGCATTATACTCAACCGCACAAACATATTTGATCAATGGTGTATCAGTTAGCGGTTCAGGTTCAGGAACAGCAATTTTAACATCATTAGTAGCAGATATTAATCTTAAATTAGCATCACCTGCTGTTTCACCAGCTGATCCAGGTACAGGTATTTTTGCTGAAGTTATTAATGGCAAGATATACATTTATACCAAGGGTGTAGACGAAGGCGATTCAACACTTTCAGAAGCTGTTGTACTAGCAAACGGAACAGGTAATTGGGCAAATCTAGGTGTTAACTTAGGCACTAATTACACAGCCACTTCAGCAACATTTTATGGTCCAAGATTACAACAAAGCCCACATACACAGATTCCAGCATTTAAATCAAGTGATTCTGCATCTCGCCCAACAGGCAGTGTGTGGATTAAAACAACAGAACCAAACAACGGGTCACGTTGGAGTATCAAACAATGGAATTCTGCTTCAGAAACTTGGACAACAGTAACAGCTCCATTATATTCAAGCATTTATTCAGCTGAATATTATCTAGATCGTTCAGGTGGTGGTGCAAATATTAATGTTGGCGCATTATTTGTACAAACAAACGCTGAAGAATACAGTGGTGATAGAGAAGATCCAGGCTCAGCTACTTTCCGTGTTTGGAGAAGAGCAGTCAAAGGTGCTACAACAATCACTAATACAGCAACATCTGTTACAGCTGGTGTTCAAACATTTACAATTAGCGAATCACAAACAGGTGTTAATGGGCTAGAAACTGTAACAGTTTCAACATCTTCATTAACAGGCACAACTGGTTCAGTAGTTGCAGACTTAGAAGCTGTTGCAAAAGCAATCAATGATGCATCTTACAATGCACAATTGGGCAGTGGATTAAAATACGTTTCAGCATCTGTAGTTAACAGCGTGTTTACATTAACACACTCAACAGGCGGAACGATTAGAATCACAGACAGCACAGGTGGATTATTTGGTTCTATCTTTGGTACTACATACGATGTGTATGCTAAAACAGGAACAACAAATTGGTATGCTGCTCCAGCAGGTGCAGACTATGATTATTTTGTAACTAACTGGAAACCATTAGCTAACGAAGATCTTACTGTAAGCACAGATAGTCCATTAAACGAGCCAGCAGATGGCCAACTATGGTACAATGCTTCACCAGGTGAAGTTGACATCATGGTTCACAATGGTTCTACATGGGTAGGATTAACTGCTACAGGCAGTCCTTATTCAGGTACAGATGCAACTGGTCCAATTGTAAGTGCCACAGCACCAACAACACAAAGTGACGGTACTACAGCACTTGCAAATAACGATCTATGGGTTAGCACTGCTGACTTAGAAAATTATCCAACACTCTATCGCTACCAATTCAAAGGTGCAGACGAAGAAGGTTGGTATTTGATCGATAAAGCTGACCAAACAACAGAAGACGGTATTTTGTTTGCTGATGCACGATATGGATTAAGTGGTGTAACTGGTAACACAGCGGCAAGTATAGCTGACTTATTAGACAGCAACTATCTAGATCCAGATGCCCCAGATCCAGACCTATATCCAAAAGGTATGTTATTATGGAATCTACGTCGTAGCAGCGGTAACGTTAAAAAATATCGTAATAACTATATCGATACCACAACTGAAAACGCAAGATATGATATTAACAGATCACCAAGCGGTTTAGGTTGGATAGCTGGTGAATCAATGAGTACATACGCTACTGATCGTTGGGTAACAGCAAGTCCAAATAACGAAGACGGATCAGGATCATTCTTACGTAAAGCACAACGAGCAGTTGTTGTTGCTGCTATGAAGAGTGCGGTTGATACTAGCCAAGAAATCCGTGATGAAGAACGTCGTAACTTTAACTTAATTGCTGCTCCTGGATATCCAGAATTGTTCAGCAACTTAGTTAACTTAAACATTGATCGTGGTATTACAGCGTTCGTAGTTGGTGACACACCATTACGTTTAGCTAGCGATGCTACAACATTAACTAACTGGGGTACTAATGCTGCCTTAGTAACAGATAATGGTGATCAAGGTATTGTAACTTACGATGAATATTCAGCAGTATTCTATCCAAATGGTTTCACAACAGATCTAGGTGGTACTACTGCTGTTGTTCCAGCATCACATATGATGTTGAAAACAATCGCACTAAGCGATAATGCTACATATCCATGGTTTGCACCAGCAGGTACAAGACGTGGTGGTATTACTAACGCAACATCAGTTGGTTATATCCAAGCATCAACAGGTGAGTTCCAAACAGTTTCACTTAACGAAGGTCAACGTGATACATTATACAACTTAAAAGTTAATCCAATTACATTCTTTAATGGAGTTGGTTTAGTTAACTACGGTCAAAAAACTCGTGCAAGAAATGCAAGTGCATTAGATCGTATTAACGTAGCTCGTTTAGTTGTTTACTTACGTAGTCAACTTAATAAACTTGCTCGTCCATATATCTTTGAACCAAATGACAAGATTACACGTGACGAAATTAAACAAGCAGTTGAAAGTTTATTACTTGAACTTGTAGGTTTAAGAGCACTTTATGACTTTGCAGTTGTTTGTGATGATTCTAACAACACATCAGCAAGAATTGACCGAAATGAATTATGGGTTGATATTGCGATTGAACCAGTAAAAGCAGTTGAGTTCATTTACATTCCATTGCGTGTCAGAAATACAGGAGAAATTTAAAAATGCCAATTACCTCATTAAATAACTTTACAGTACCAACCAACGGCACTGCGACAACGCAAGTGCTGTTGATGCCAAAGTTAAAATATCGCTTTAGAGTTACTCTACTAGGGTTTGGCGTAGCCGCAGCAACTGAGCTAACAAAACAAGTAGCAGATGTTACTAGACCAAAGGTATCTTTTGAAGAAATGACACTTGATGTGTACAACTCAAAAGTATATCTAGCAGGTAAGTATACATTCGAAACACTAACATTAACACTACGTGATGATGCTAGTGGCGAAGTACAAAAACTTGTTGGTCAACAGATCCAGAAACAATTCGATTTCATGGAACAAGCGTCAGCACGTTCAGGTATCGATTACAAGTTTACAACACGTATCGAAGTACTAGACGGTGGTAATGCTAACCTAGCACCAAGAGTTCTTGAAACATTTAACTGTTATGGTTGCTTTGTACAGAACGCTGACTACGGTGAGTTGAATTATGCAACTAATGAACCAGCAACTGTAGCACTCACAATCCGTTTCGACAATATGGAACAATGGGGTGCAGAGAAAAATACTACCAGCTTAGAAGGTGGTATTGGAGCAGCAGTTGGTCGTCAAGTATCTACTCAAGCAGTAACAGGCGCATTAGGCACACAAGGCTAATCCGCAAATTATTACAGAACAAGCCTGATTTATTCGGGCTTTTTTTGTGACATAAATATTGTATGGCCAATAAATTCACTCGCTTTCTAAATGGATTCACCACAGGATTAACTAATCCTAAGGGGATAGTATCTAACTGGCAACATGCTACTCGCTTGTTTATCGACAATACCTATCGGTTATCTCCAAGATCTAAATTCTTATTTTATGCAAAATTTGAAATAGATCCAACAGCACATAAAGCACCGTCGTTTACAGCTAAACATAGCAACGAAGTTGGACTCTTGGTAAAATCTGCCGATTTACCAAAATTCACTTTTGATTCTGTTGTTAAAAATCAATACAATAGAAAGAAAATAATTTACAAGCAGATTAATTACGATCCTGTGAATATCACAATGCACGATGATAGCCAGGGTATTATCAATGCTATGTGGGCGGTCTATTATGGATATTATGTAGCAGATAGACACTTACCAACATCTGCCTATAACGCTAATCATTTACGTCCTACCAAAACTCCATTGGACAATTTCCGATATGGTATGGACAATAATATATCTGTTCCTTTCTTTAAATCTATCAGTATCTATACTATGAGTCGCAGAAGATTCTTAGGTTATACATTAGTCAACCCAAGAATTAAATCTTGGAGTCATGGAAATGTTTCATATGCTGAAGGCGATACTCTTGAAAGTCAAATGACATTAGAATATGAAGCTGTGAAATATTCTGCGGGCAACGTTACTATTAATAATCCTAAAGGTTTCGCTACATTACATTATGATCTAGTACCAAGTCCATTAAGTGTAGCAGGTGGTGGTACAGCAACATTACTAGGGCCGGGTGGTGTATTAGAAGGTCTAGAAAGTATATTTGGTGATGTGTCTGGTGGAACAACATTTGATAGTTTTGGTGGATTCTTAGGCACAGCCATTAAAACTGTAAACACCTATAAGAATCTCAAAGATTTAAACAAGGCAGATCTAAAAGCAGAAGCAATTAATATATTGAGCAATCCCCAAGCTATTTCTACCGGCGTATCAACTGTGGGCGGAATCGTTGGAGCGGTATTCCCTAAGAGCACAGACAATACACAGATAACAACAGCAACACAGAAAAATCTAACACAATAATATGGCAAATAATTTACCTATAACTAAAATACAAGATAGTGCCGCTGGTACTAAACTATTCTTTGATACCTATGGAAAAACTCCTTTAGAATTTGCTGCCAACGATGTTGACGCATCTATAGCATTTTTTACATCTAAGGGGTTTGATGAAGATGCTGCATTAGTAGTGGCTACCGTTCTGCTAAAACAGGCGAAGATTGACGGTACTCCTGTTTTTAAAATATTAGACACTCTCAAATCGTTAAATGGTATCGAGCTAAGCCAAGTAGTTGGTGAAGTGTTAAATAACAACAGGGTTCCAACGTCAGCACTTGGTTTTAGAACCGAGGATGTCAAACCAAATCAAACTAGAAATGTATCAGCGTAATGGCTAAGTTTGCACAGGGCCGTTTTGAAATGAAAAACCCTGCTAAGTATGTAGGAAAAAAAACACCATTGGCCCGTAGCAGTTGGGAGTTTGTATTCATGCGTATGTTAGATGAACACGAAGGGGTACAGAATTGGGCCAGTGAAAGTATACAGATACCATATAGAGATCCGTTAACTGGTAAACAAACTATATACGTTCCTGATTTTTTTGTAGTATACGTTGATAAAAACAAAAAGAAACATGCAGAAGTAGTTGAAGTTAAGCCAAGCAATCACACACTGTTAGAAAAGGTTGGAAAGAGTCGTTACAATCAAGAACAGTATGTTAAAAATATGGCTAAATGGGAAGCTGCTAACAGGTGGTGTAAGCAACAGGGAGTCAGATTCCGTGTAGTTAGTGAAGATGAAATTTTCCACCAAGGTGGCAAACGGAAATAAGTATAGTATGACGAAAAAATTAGAAGATCTGTTCAATTTAGAAACTTCAGCACCAACTAGTGCAGAACCTGCTCCTGCTGTAAATGAAGCTCCAGTTGTAGAGCCGCCTACCCACGAAGCAGTTGACAATATTGAAAAAACCACCAGAGAAATACAACGTATTACCAATACGTTACCTCAAATACAAGAACTAAATGACCTCGATGATAAAGAACTTGATCATCTAGCAGACAAGGCAGAAAAAGCCTATGATGACCTAATGGATCTTGGAATGAATGTTGAAGTTCGATATTCTGGACGAATTTTTGAAGTAGCATCAAGCATGCTAGGCAATGCTATTACAGCTAAAACTGCTAAACTAGATAAAAAACTTAAATCAGTAGATCTACAGCTTAAGAAACTTAAAATGGATAAAGATTCGCCTGAGGATCCAAATGATATTGTAAATGGTACTGGTTATGTAATTACAGATCGCAACGAACTACTTAAGAAATTGGGTCAAAAGGACTAAATATTATACTATGAAGACATTTAAAGAATACCTTACAGAAAGCAAAAAAGTCTATAACTTTAAGATCAAAGTTGCTGGTGATTTACCGGAAAATTTTGAGAAAAATCTAAAAGAAAAATTAGATCGTTGCAAAGTTGCTACATTTCAAAAAGTAACTGAAACTCCGATTCAAGCACTACCTTTAGATTTTCCAGATCATCCAAACATGCTAGTTACTATTTGGGAAGTAATATGTGAATATCCAATTACTGCTCCTGAGATTGTTAATGATATTAGAGAGACAGGTCTTCCAGAATCATGCTTCCGTGTTCGCGGCGCTAATGAGCCCAGTGAACAAGAACAAATTTTAGCACAAGTTGAACCAAGCGGTGAATCTATATTAAACGATGTTCAACTTAAAGATGCTCCAAAAGTTAATCATAAAGATTATTTTGGTGATGACTTCAACAAGGGCTTCTTAAAAGATTTAGCGAAGGCAGCTAAAGAGCGAGTAAAAGATGGTGGGCAGGTTGAATATAAACTGCCTAAGGCGAAACAAGATAAAGCAGGTGCAAAAAGCGCCATAGGGAGTTAATATGAATTTTCAAGAATTATTATCTAAAATGGTGGAACTAGATCAACCGGTTCCCGAAGCAACTATTCAACAAGCAGCAACAGTTTTAGATGAACCAGCGCAAGAAGGCAATGAATTCAGTGGCGCATTGGCTAAAGCTAAAGAAGCTGGGCAGGACAAATTTGAAGTTGATGGCAAACAGTACCAAGTCAAAGAAGATGGTACCGTAGAAGAATGTCCATCAGATATGTCGCCACCAAGTCCAGAAGGACACGATGACGGCCCAAAACCAACAGTGAGCATTAACTTAAATGCTCAAGGAATTGACGACATTGCAGAATTAATGAATTTAATGACTAAAGTTAATCCAGATATGATTAACCAAAAAGAACCAGAGTCAATGCCAAGTATCGATATTATTCCATCGGGTGCAATGTCAAACGATCGTCCTGAACTTCCACCATTAAAAATGTTGCCAGACTTTGATGCAGACAACGATAACAAACCAGGTGGTGATATGGATAGTAGCCCTATGCAAAAAGCAATGGGTGACGTTGACGGCGATGGAGATCATGACATGGATGACCATGACGCTGAAGAAAAACCAAAAGAAAAAGAAGAAGCATACGCTAATGAACCAGACGAAGAAACAAAAAGCGTCGACTATATGAATAATAAATTAGCAGGCGGAATGAACAAACCAAAACAAATGGTTAAACATAGCTACAAACAAGGTGACAACCCTATGGCAATGCCAGAAGGTGACTTACGTGCATCGATCCGCGCAGAGTTATTACAAAGATTAGCAGAAGCTAAAGGAGCAAAATAATGGCATCAGGATTTCAACAAAACGAAAATCAACTAACCCCCGGTTTATATCGTGTGGTAATTGATCTTACATCAAGTTATTCCAGCACAGCAGCTGATACAGATGCAGGCAGTGTAGAAACCAGAGATTCTAATGCGTTCGCTACATTGCCTACTACGCTGGCTAACGGTCAACGCAGAGCCAGAGGCAATCTACGCTGGCAAGGTATTATAGAAGCACTAGGCATAGGAGGAGATTTTAGAATCTTAGATATAGAAGAACTAGAATCAGACGCAAGTGTATTAGACGTCGCCGATGATGTAACAACCAATCTTAAATTCACAGTCCAATATGATAGAGATGCATTTGTGTTGGGAGCTGTACAGAATTTCCTCATAAAAGAAGGCAGAACCACAGGTGGTGTTGCTAAAAATTCAGATCACGAAACACTAGGCAGTGCTACTACTTGCAGCACAACTGCGTTGGCTATTGAAGAATTAGTAGTGCGCGGTATTACCAAAGGCTATCAAGATTATGTGACCAATGTTAGCACAGCGG